AACCCCTATTCCGGCCGTGCGAAACCCCGATGACGCGGCCTGAATTTGCCAGATCGGCAATTTGGTGCTTAGTTTTCGCAGGACGCCCAAACGCACCGCGAACGAACAAGGAACGCTCGCGGAACCTCACCATTTGAGGTTAGATTGTGGCGTTAGAACGCATCTTTGCGACCTTCAAAGAGGGTGGAACGCCGGACGCCTACGATCCCGGCGATCCCGCTTCCTACGAACAATTCATCCAGGCGCTGATCCGCGACAGCCGCGACTATGAGGGCTCGGTGCTCGCGCCGGGGCGCGACCAGGCCCAGAAATATTACTACGGCTACCTGCCGTCCTTAAACCCCGACGGCTCCCCCTACACCGACACCATGATCATCCAGGACCCGGCGGCGACCTGGGAGCAGATCCTCGGCTACGACCAGGAGAGCGCCACCCGCTCGCGCTATGTGTCGACCGACGTGCGCGACGCCGTCATGCTGATGCTGCCGAGCCTGATCCGGCTGTTCGCGGCGAGCGAAAACGTCGTCTCGCTGGTGCCCAGAACCCAGGCCGACGTCGACGTCGCCAAGCAGCAGACGAACTACATCAACTATGTGTTCTGGCAGGACAACGCCGGCTTCCTGATCCTCTACGGCGCGTTCAAGGACGCGCTGACCGTTCGCACCGGCTACGTCAAATGGTGGACCGACGACCACAAGGAGACGAAGCGCAAGACCTTCATCAACGTCAACGACCAGCAGATCGCGATGCTGCAGCAGCAGGACATGACCGCCAAGCTGGTGCACCAGGGCCCGCTCGACCCGCAGATGGGGACCTATGACGAGGTCACCTTCGAATACCAGGTCGACAAGCCGCTGATCAAAGTGATGGGCGTGCCGCCGGAGGAGATGCGGCTCGACCGCTACGCCCGCACCTTCGGCGTCTCGCGCATCGTCGGGCACCAGCGGGTGGTGGCGATCGACGAGCTCGTCGCCATGGGCTACCCGCGCGAGCTCTGCGCCAACTTCCTGCAGAGCCAGGACATTCAGAACTTCACCATGGAGGCCCAGCTCCGCAACCCCGGCCGCTACAACTCGACCCGGGTCGGCGACGGCGTGCTGTACGGCGAGTGGTACATCAGAATTGACGCCGACGGCGATGGCGTGCCCGAGCTCCGCTACATCTGCACCATGGGCGAGGACAACGAGCTCGTCCATGACGCGCCGGCCAACCGGGTCAAGTTCGCCGTCTTCTCCTGCGACCCGATCTCCCACACTATCGTCGGCGACAGCCTGGCCGACTACACCCAGGACATCCAGCGCATCAAAACCAACATGATGCGCGGGGTGCTCGACAGCCTGGCCGAGAGCATCAACCCCAAGACCGTCGTCAACGAGCTCACCACCAACATCGACGACGCCTTGAACGACGACCTCGGCGCCGTCATCCGCACCCGCGGCGACCCGCGCGCGGCGGTGAGCTTCTCCTCAACCCCGTTCGTCGGCCAGCAGGCGCTGCCGATCATCCAGGAGATGAACGCCGTCTTCCAGCGCCGCACCGGCCTCAGCGACGCCGCCAAGGGCCTCGACCCGAAGGCCCTGCAGAGTTCGACCATGATCGGGGTCGAGGCGATCATCAACGGCCAGCAGGAGCGGACCGAGCTGGTCGCCCGGGTGCTCGCCGAAACCGGCTTCAGGGACCTGTTCAACGGCCTCTACAACGAGATCGCCGAAGCCCCCAACCAGCGCCGGACGGTGCGCCTGAGCGGCGGCTGGACCGAGGTCGACACCGGCACCTTCGACGCCTCGATGGGGGTCGAGGTCAACTCCACCCTGGGCAAAGGCAGCGACGCCACCCGGATGATGACGCTGCAGCAGATCAAAGCCGACCAGCAGATGATCATGCAGCAGTTCGGGGTGACCAATCCGGTCTGCGGGATCATGGAGTATTTGAACACCATCTCCGACATGCTGGACCTGGCCAACATCAAGAATGTCGGCCGCTACTTCAAGACCCCGAGCCCGCAGGTGCTGCAGCAGATCGCCGCGACCCCGAAGGAGCCGGACGCCCAGACGGTGGCGGCCAAGGCGCAGTTCGAGAAGGTCAAGAGCGAGACCTCCTCGGCGCTCGGCGAGCAGCAGCTCAAGGCGGACAAGCAGGACCAGGACAACGCCTTCCGCTACGCCCAGCTCCAGCAAAAAGCCAATTACGACCAGCAAAAACTCGAGATCGAACGGGCCAAGGTGTTCGTCGGCGCCGGCCCCGGCGGCCCGACCGCAGTCGATCCGGTCGAAGCGGCGAAAGTCATCGCCGACGTTCACAAGGCCCACCTCGGCGCCGGCGTCGACCTCTACACCGCCCATCTCGACGCCGCGACCGATCAAGCCAAGATCGACCAGCAACGCGAGGCGGCGCAATTGCAGGCTGAGACGGCCCAGACCCAGGCCGCGCAATCGAATGGCGGGGGCTCGCCATGAACGAGGCCCCGAAGAAAGACGATCTCCAGGCCAAGCGCGAGCTCGCGCAGGGCGCCGAGGAGCTGATGGCCAACAAGGCCTTTACCCAGGCGATCCTCTTGGCCAGGCAGCACCTGGTCGAGCAGTTCATCGATGGCGCCGAGGCGGAGCTGGTCGGGTTCCAGGCCCAGCTGAGGGCGCTCCGGTCGATCCCGACCGAGCTCACCGTGCTGATGACCGACTATCGCATGGCTTTGAGCAGGCAGAAGACCCATGGCTGAGGGCCTCGAACAGGCCGCTCAGGCCTTCCAGACCGAGATCAGTCCAGAAGCTCCGCGGCCGCGCGACGAAAGCGGCCGCTTCTCATCCGCCACCGCCCGGCCCGAGCCGATGTTCGAACCGCGGCCGATCGAGGGCGATCCATTAACTGGCGACGTGCGCGACGGCGGTGAAGACGCGCGCCTTGCCGCAGCAGAGAGGAGAGTTGCCGATGGCCGGGCTGAGGAAGGGGATGTCCAGTCCCTACAGAACCGCGCGCGCCCCAGGGATGCCCGCGGCGACGACCGACACCAGCCAGCCGATGCGCAGCCGGAGCGGGTCGGTGAGCAAGAGCCCAGCGGTCAAGACGCTGAAAAACCAGACGGGGGCCAACCGGGGGAGCGCGGCGAAGGGGACGCCGAAGGGACACCCGAGCAAGACGCCGACAGCTGGCAGATCTCGGTAAACGGCAAGCCGGTCGAGAAGCTCGAGGTTATGGTCGAGGGCCAGCCGAAGGAGGTGACGCTCGAGGAGGCGATCAAGGGCTACGTCGACGGCGAAACCATGAACCGCCGGGTGGCCCAGGTCGGCGAGGCGGTCAAGGTGATCGAGGGCGAGTATCAGAAAGCCACCCAGTTCCGCGACCACTACATCCAAAGCCTACAGAACCACGAAGAAGAATACGCCGCGCTGCTGCCGAAAGAGCCCAATTGGGACCAGCTCTATGCCCAGGATCCCAGGGCCGCGCGCGAGCTGCAGAAGAATTTCGAGACTGCCCAGAACGTGCTCCTGGGCCTTCGCCAGCGCCGCTACCAAGAGATGCAGGCGCGCGAGCAGGAGAACGCCCGTCGGACGGCGGAGTACGCCCGCAATGGGTTTGAAGAGTTCAAGCGAAATTCCCGGATCGCACCCGACACCCTGAACAATGAGCTCATGGCGATGCGTCGCATCGGCCAGGAATACGGCTTCAGCGAACAGGAACTGTCGACTGTCTACGATCCGCGAATGCTGGCGGTCCTTCTCGACGCCAGTTTATACCGAAGGGCTCTGGCGGTTAAACCCCGGCCAGTCACGCCCGACAAAGGACGCACGTTAGCCCCGGGTGCCGCGCGGCCAATAGGCGCTGCGGCCCGCAGAAGCATCGATGACGCCCAACGGAAGTTAGCGAAGACGGGGAAGCTCGACGACGCGACCGCCGTCTTCATGAGGCTCATCCAATGATCCTGCGAGGACGCAATGGCCAAAGTCACCAACGCCTTTACGACGTACCAGGCGACGTCGAATAGGGAAGATCTGTCGAACGCCATCTACAACATCGATCCATTCGACACCCCCGTGATGTCGGCGATCCGCCGGCGCAACGTCAAGAACCGCATCTTCGACTGGCAGACCGAGTTCCTGCCGATCGTCGCCCCGCCTTCGATCACCGGCGCCGCCAACCCCAACGCCCAGGTCGAAGGTTTCTCGCTCGCCAACTCGCCGGCGCAGCCGACCATCCGCCTCAACAACGTCACCCAGATCAGCGAGCGCGACGCCACGGTGTCGGGCACGCAAGAGGAAAGCGACGCCGCCGGCAAGGGGTCGGAAATGGCGCACCAGATGGCGATCGCCAGCAAGGTGCTCAAGTCCGACATGGAGACGGCGCTGTGCAGCCGCCAGGCGCGCAACGACGGCAATGACGCCGCCACCCCGGTCGCCCGGGTGACCGAGGGCTTCTCCCACTGGGTCGCGCGTGCGGTCGATAAGCTCGGCAACCCCGCCGCCGCGGTCGCCGGCATCACCACCGGGCTGCCGGTGCTGTCGACTGACGTTTTCAATCCGCCAGCCCCCGCCGGCCAGATCCAGGTCAGCGAGGACATGCTCGGCCAGGCGATGCAGAACGCCTACGTCAACGGCGCTTCGCCATCGCTTTGGATCGTCCCGCCGGGCCCCAAGCGCACCATCTCGACCTTCGTCGGAAGGAGCACGACCCAGGTTTTGGTGGGCAAAACCGAGGTCGTCTCGACCATCGACGTCATCGCCACCGACTTCGGTCGGGTGAAGGTCGCTCCCTCCCGCTGGGTGGCGACCGACGTCGCGCTCCTGATCGACCCCGACTACGCCGCGGTGTCGTTCTTCCGGGCGTTTAGACAATATTTAATGGCAAGGACCGGCGATGCCGAAACAAGAATGATAGTCGTCGAGTGGGGCGTCGAGATGAGAAACCCGCTGGCCCACATCTTGTTCAACGGCATCAAGCAGTGAGCCATGGTCCAGCAGCGCTACTGCTACCAGAACCGCAATGGCGTCCGCCGGACGATCATCTACGACGACGAGCGGCCTGACCGCTTCGTCGTCCAGACCGACCAGGACGTCGAGCCAATCCTCGCCCTGGTCGCGGCCGAGCGCGAGACCATGCGCAATACTGGCGACATGAAGTTCCTCGGCCATGTGCCGATCGCAGTCGCCGAGCTCGCTGTCCATGAGCAATGGGACGAGAGCGATTGGGCGAAATGGTGGAACGGCGAGGGACGCGCCTTCCGTGTCTGGAACCCCGGGGGATGGGTCTAAATGACGCCCGATCTGGTCATCCCGCCCCCGACGCCGAAGATCCTCGACTATCCGGGGGCGGTCTCGGTCGCCTTCGCGGTCATCTTCACCACGGCGCTGCTCTTCGTTGCCGGCCGGTTTGATCCGACCGGCGGGACGCTGACCATCTCGCTCCTGGTGGTGCTGGCGTTCATCGCCGTGGTGGCGTTTTGCATGTTCTTCACCGTCCCCAACGACGAGATCACGGCGGCCGTCGCCGGCGGCCTGGTGGCGGCGTTCGGCGCGGTCGTCGCTTATTGGCTCGGCCGCCCGAGGAATGGTCCAAAATGAGCCCGCTCGGCATCGTCCTCGTCATCATCCTCGTTCTGGTCCTGTTCGGCGGCGTCGGAGGCCCGCGGATCGGGGCGCCCTGGCAATACGGTTACGGCTATGGGACCGGCGGCGTCGGGGTGATCGGGGTGCTGATCATCATCCTCGTCATCTTGTGGCTGCTCGGTATTTTGCGATGAGCAACGGCACGAGCGACTACACCACCTTCTGCACCCAGATCGCCGACTGGGCGAACCGAGGAGACTGGTCGCAGACCCTGGTCGCCTCGTTCGTATCGATGGCCGAGCAGAAGTTCAACGCCGAGCTCCGGGTCGACCGGATGATCAACTTCGCCACCAACACCGTCACCGACCGCTGCTCGAACCTGCCGGACGACTGGCTCGAGGCGGACCTGATCCAGGTCCAGAACGCCAGCGCGCCGAGCGGCTTCAAGCCGATTAACTACAAAGCCAGGGATGAGTTCTTCAAGATCTCGGACTGGTGGGCCTCCGGCTTTTATACGATCGAGGGGCGCACGATCTATTTCGGCGGGCCGCCCGACGAGATCGAGGGCATCACCTACACCATGAACTATTACGGCGAGGTGCCGGTCTTCGCGACGACCGGGACCTCCTGGATCTACACCAAATATCCGAGCCTCTACCTCAAGGCGGCGCTGATCCATTCCAACTTCTATGCGGTCGGCGAGGAGCAGAAGGCGCTCCTGATGAAGAGCCAGGTCGAGGACGAGATCGTCAAGCTCAACAATGTTCATCTGAGAGCCAAGGCGAGCGGCTCGCGGATCAACCGGACCCGGCGAAGGAAGTTCTAGTGAACGACCAGTGGGTCCCCGGGCCTCCGCCAGCCCCGCCGCAGTGGGTCAACCCGATGCCCCCGTCCAACAGCTGGGGCAATGCCCCCGGCTGCTCGGCGCCGGCTGGTCCTTCGGTCGTCGACGGGATCGTCATCACCGGCGTGCCGGCGACGGTGAGCTCGCTCTACTGGCAGGACGTACTCAACGACGGCGCGTCGCCGCCGAACTATCGGATCAATCACCTCGACGGCCAAGGCAATGTGATCGGCAACCCGATGCTGATCTCGGGGGTCGACGGCTCCGTCACCTTCAATGACCCGGTCTATCTCAGCGAGGACCCGGTTCAGCCGATGGAGGCGGCGACCAAGCAATATGTCGATGGCCACGCCGGCGGCGGCGACGTCGAAGAAGCGCCGGAAGATTACTACACTTACGCCCGTTATATGGGAACCTGGGAGCGGTTGCCGCAAGCCTACATTCCCGAAGCGCCCTCTGGGCAGCTCTTTTGCCGGTTCAACGGCATTTGGTCGCCTTCGCCGATCCAGGCCGACGCGCCCAGCGACGGCGGGACGTACGGGCGCCAGAACGGCGGTTGGAACGCGGCGCTGACGCCGACCGGCGGCACCATCACCGGCAGTCTCACGGTCAACCAGGTTCTGACCGTGCAGGGCTCCAACAGCCTGGTGCTCAACGCTCCGGTGACCGGCGGCAGTCAGCGGGCCATTTTGAGCACGGCCGCCAATATTGTCCGTTGGCAAATGGTTTTAGGCGATGGAGCGGCTGAAGGAGCAGGCAACACCGGGGCGAATTTCAGCTTGTCGGGTTATGGCGCGACGGGCTCCTTCCTCGGCAACTGGCTAACCATCGCCCGGGCGGACGGCTCGACGGTGTTTGGCGGCGGCGTCACCATGAACCAAGGTCTGGCGGTCAATAGCCTGCTCGCGGTGGCGGTCGGCCCGAGTAACTTTTATCTCCCCGGCGGGACGGCGGGGCAGATGCTGGCGACCAATGGCGATGGGCTCTTGTCCTGGCAGACCCCGCCCGGCGCGGCCGCCACCATCGCCATGCTGACGGAGACGGTGAGGACGCTGACGGCGCGGGTTGCAGAATTGGAGGCTCGCCTTGGCTGATACGATCACCGCCAATTATGGCTGGGTTAAACCTGAAGTCGGCGCATCGCCGTCGACCTGGGGCAACAAGCTCAACACTGATCTCGACGGGATTGACGCCGTCGTTTACAGCCTTTCTGGCCAGGCCGGGGTGTACTCCGTAAACGGCACAGGAGCGACCGAATATACGGCCACGCTTGCTCCCCAGAGCGCCCAGCTGCTGCTCAACAAGGCGGGGGCTGGGCAACAGGACCAGATTATCGCCGCCAACAACGGCTTGATGCGCTGGCTGCTCGTCCTCGGCGACGCCACTCTGGAAGCCGGGTCGAACGCTGGCTCCAATTTTTATCTGCAAAGCTTTACTGACGCCGGGACGCCGCTCGGGACGCCGCTGTCGATCGTCCGGGCCACTGGCGCTGCAACGTTCACTGGCGCCGCAACCTTCAGCGGCGCCCTTGCGGCGACTGGCGGGTCGGTTCAGATCAATAGTGGCGCATCGAACGCGATGCTTCAGCTAAGCCGGCCAGCCGGCTCTGCCGCGCAAATCCAAGGCGACACCGGAACCTCCCCCCGCTGGCAATTAAGCCTTGGCAACGGCGAGCCCGAAACCGGCGGCAATGTCGGATCGATTTTCGCCATTGTCGACTGGAACGACGCCGGAGCGAACCCGCTGGCTTTATGCACGGGATCGCGGGCGACCAACCGGATGACCTTCACCAACGCCATCATCGACGGCAGCGACGCTCGGCTGAAGGAGAATGTCCGGCCGATCGCCGATGCGCTGGCCAAGGTCATGCGGCTCAACGGCGTTGCCTTCAATCGCATCGCCCGGAACGATGACGAGATCGGATTGATTGCCCAGGATGTGGTCCGGGTTGTGCCCGAGGTCGTGCGGGAGACTTCGACTTCGCTTGGCGCGGCCGGGCTAAAGCCGGCGTCTGAGGAACCGATGTTGGGGATCACTTATGCACCAATGGTCGCGCTCCTGATCGAGGCGGTCAAAGAACTCAAAGCCGAAATCGAGACCTTACGCTCAGAGGCGGGCTTAGGTTGAGCACCCAGTTCAAGCCTCTCGAGATCCCGCCCGGCGTGGTGGCGCAGCCGACCAAACGCATGCGCTCGAGCAACTGGTCCGAGGTCAATCTCATGCGCTGGGTCGAGGGCAAGATGGCCCCGGTCGGCGGCCAGGCCCAGTACACCTACAGCTTTGCCTCGCGCTGCAAAGCCATTCATGGCTGGTACGGCCTCGACGGCGTCTATTACACCGCCTACCTGTGCGAGGAGAACCTCTATGTCGACGCCGGCGGCGAGCTCTTCGACATCTCGCCGATCCCGCCTCTCGTCGCGCCGACGTTGGGCCAAGGCGGCTACGGCGACGGCCTTTATTCCAACGGCGACTATGGCGTCCCGACCACCGGCGGCTCGCTGATCCCGATCGACCAGCTCCCAGACGCCTGGTCGCTCGACAATTTCGGCCAGATCCTCTTGGCGATGACCTCGCCTGACGCGCGGCTCTTGCAGTGGGATCCGGCCAACGGCGACCCCGGCGTGGTGGCGAGCATTGCGGCCTATCAGCCATGGGGCACAAACCAGGCCACCATCGCCATGCTCGACGTCAATCCGGGCGCCGTCGCGCCGGGAATGGACGTCTATAACCAGACGAGCGGGCTGCAAGTCGGTGTCGTCGAGAGCTGGCCCCCCGCTAGCCCCACCCTGACCCTGACCGCCAATGCGCTCAGCGCCGGCGCGGCCAACGATGTGCTGGGGTTCGGCAACGTCGCGACGATCGTCGCCGGCGCTCCGCATGGCCGCTGCTTCGTCGTCACCCCCGAGCGCTTCGTCCAGATGTTCGGCACCACCCAGGACGGCACCAGCGACGGCGGCTCGTTCCGCCGCTTCGGCTGGTGCGACCAGGAAAATTTCAACGCCTGGAATTATTCCGTCGTCACCAGCCAGGCCGGCTATCTCGACATCGAGCCGGCCTCGCCGATCGTCACCGCCCACTCGACCCGCAACGGCACCATCTTCTGGACCGGCAAGAAAGCCTATGTCGTCCAGTTTCTCGGCCTCCCCTACATCTACAATTACGTCGAGCTGGCGGACAACTGCACGCCCTGGTCGCCATGCTCGGTGACCTCGACCTCGTCGATGTCGCTGTGGATGAGCCAGCAGGGGATGTTCTCCTTCGACGGCACCTCGGTCCTGCCGGTGCAGTGCAACGTCCGGCCCTGGGTCGACAGCGACATCGACTGGCTCAACGTGCGCGAGCAGGCGTGCGCGGTCCATATCAGCAGCTTCAATGAGTTTTGGTGGTTTTTCCCGCAGAACGGCCAGCCCTACAACACCCGGGCGATTATCTACAACTATAAAGAGGGTTGGTGGTCGCAGGCGCAGATGAGCCGCTCGGCCGGCATCACCTCGAGCTACACCGTCCAGCCGATCCTGGCCGACGGCCTGGTCGCCTTCGAGCACGAGCTCGGCGACGTCTACGGCAACGCTCAGCTCCCCTGGGCGCAGACCTTCGATCTCAACATCCTGGGCGGCGGCGGCGGCCTCTTAACGACCGTCAAACAGATGATCCCCGACGTCGGCGGGGCGGTCTCGAGCCTGCTCTATTCGCTGCTCTACTCGAATAGCCGGAGCATGAGCAACGGTCAGCCGGTGATCGAGCTCCAGACCACGCCGAAACCAGTGCGCGCCGACGGCTTTCTCGACCTTCGCGCCACCGGCCGCGACATCCGCCTGCAGATCCAGGTCGCCGGTCCGTCGGTGCTGCCAGTCACCGTCGGCCAGCACCTGATCGACGCCGTTCCTCGAGGAGATCGCTGATGGCTACTCAGGCTCCCACCCTGCCTCCGACCACGCCGAACCCGCCCGAGCTGCCCTCCATGCCGCAGGTCGGCCCGGTCGCGACCGATTACCTCCGGCGCTTTTCGCTGTGGTGCAAGAAGTCTCTCGACAGCAAGCAACCCCTCGTCGCCGCCCAGGCGCAGAGCGGCATCATGATGGTCGCCTATGACGCGCCGCCGGGCGTGACGCCGAACGTCTGGCTCCTGCAGGTCAATCAGCAAGGCGCGTTCGTCGCCAACCAGGTGCCGCTCGGGCAGGGGCTCCCATGAGCGCGGCGCTCTATCATCACAAGCTTGCCCGCGTGCTCGACCGCATGGGCGGCCTCTATGGGCTCAACGACATCCTGGACCGCATCGCCGATGGGCGCATGCAGAGCTTCGTCGAGGGCAATAGCTGGATCATCACCCAGATCGTGTCCTTCCCGCGCGCCAAGGTGCTCGAGGTCTTCGCCGCGGTCGGGGACATCGACGATCTCCGCATCCTGCATGACCGGATCCTCGAGTTCGCCGCCGAGATCGGCGCCGGCGTGATCCGCGCCTACGGCCGCAAGGGCTGGCTTCCGGATGCGGCGCAGCGGGGCTGGCGGGTGAGCGCGCGCTATTTCGTCTACACAAAGGACATGTAGCCATGGGCGGCGGCAGCGACCAACAATCGACGACCCAATCGCAGCAGGTCACCCAGCTGCCGCCGTGGATCAACACCGCCGCGCAACAAAATTACGGTTTTGCACAAAACGTCGCCGCCCAGCCGCTGCAGCAGTACCAGGGGCAGATGGTCGCCGGCGTCGGGCCGCAGATGCAGCAGGCCTGGAACACCGCCGCCAGCGGGGGC